AGAAAAAAATAGCCGTAGATTCTTTGGCCAAGGGTAGTGCCTTGAGTACAAATTCTTCAGCTAGATTGAACGGCGGGTTAGTAATAATAAAATCGTACTGCTCATTGACGTCCCTAGATAGAAAGTCTGCGATACGATCTTGTCCGTAATCAGCTATGTCACATGACATAACTTCAGTGAAATACTCTTCGAGGACCTTGGCCATATGTCCAGCTCCACACGCTGGCTCCAGACAAGTATATTTAACAAAGTCATCGTCGGGTTGTTGGGGGTAAATAAAATTTGGCTTTAGTATGTGTTCAAACAGAGCACGGGTTGCCCAAGGCGGGGTAGGAAAGTAATCGAGACTATCCTGATCCTCGTGCCGTTGGGACATAACCGCGTGCGTTTTGTTTTGTTCAGTCATTTATAGGGACTATCCATTCATCACTATCTACATACCGAGCGTCAGGGTATCTTGTCCTTATTTGATCTATTTCACAATCAAAACAAGTGTACTCAACATCACATTGACTACATTCTTTGTTAGGCTCAATGCTATCATCGTCAATCGGCTTGTGATTATATATTGGCTTACCATCGTCGTAATAAACGTCACATTGACTACAAGTCTCAGGAACTTCGTCATCTCCAAGCATGGAGCTGTAGACGTAGCCACAATCGGTACAGCTGAACTTGCCTTCTTGTTCTCTAATCATCTCGGCCCCTCATATTAAATTCATCAAATAACTTGTAACAAGCTTCATCGAGATCTTTAATATCAGATAACATAAGGTCATTAATATCTCTTATGCTAATCATAGCGGTGTTTATAGCGTTGTAAGCATCGTGAACCGCTTGCAGCTGTCCGACAGTCATAGCTCCCATAGCTTTTTGTTTCTCTGCGATCTCTTTATCTCGCTCTATTTCCCAATCTTGTTTTTTATTAGCCATTTACGTCCTCCTCTATATTAAAATGCACGCCATAAGTATCGGGAGCCGTTTGAGCTTCGTCCCAGATATAATCTTCTGTAGCAATGTCCCTTGCTTTTTCTTTACTGTCAGCTTCTATGTGAAGCACAGTAGTTTGTACAACTTCAACTCTATATTTCATACTTCTCTCCTATATAAGTTTGGTGTGGAGCGCCTTGAGGTTACGTCACTAAGATAAATGCTGAGATCTACCACAGTCCTGAACGAGCTAAACACTCCACACATATAGTTATAGGATTTATCTTATACGCTTGTCAATAAAAAAAAGCTCCGAGGAAACATGGAGGACACGAAACTCGGAGCTTTATCACATTTTATATAGGATAAGAGCAAATGAAAAGGGTACTTACTCTTAAATTTGTTATCGCATATATTTATATACTCTGTCAAACTTATTTTTTACCTATACTTCTCAAACTCTCCATAACTTTATCTATATCAGGCTCCGTGCCGTTTGGATCATAGACACATTTATATTTTTTCGGGCACCAGCTTTCAATTAGCATTGTAAATGTCTTGTTGCCACCCTGATAGATACAAGCTCTTTTGTCTGTATATTTTGATGTGATTCTCTTTTTAAGTCTGCAAGTCGTATACTTTTTTATATCGGGGTTACGCCATTCTTTTTGTTGTCTTGAATAATCTCTTGGTTTGTATTCATACGCTCGTGCTTTTTTTACCCAGATACCGGCCACCAGCACAGCAAAACCACCGATAATAGATACAACTATCAACCAAGTTACAGCTTCGCCTATCTGCCGTCTGAGCTGTTGCTGTTTGTACACTGTCTCTTGTCTTTGTTTTCTTATCTGCCCTTCCATCTTGAGCAAATCATCGTAGGCTTGTGGCCCGTAAGTCATGTTAAGAAAGATCTTTAGCTCGTAGCGCTGCTCTTCCAACTTCTTCTTTGCTGCGTAGGCAGCGAGAGCTGCCTCTTCGATAGATCCGGCCTTGAATAACTTACCAAATAGGGGAGGGTTTTTGGCTTGCTTTTCTGCATTGTCGATATCAGAGACAGCTCCCATCCAACGTCCGATGTCTCCCGACATTTGTTCAATATCGCGAGCTGCGGCAAATCCTTGTTTGATTGCATTAAAAGCGCTATTAGCCACGCTCATTGCAGCGGTAATTGTTAACGGGTCCATACTGCACTGTAACACACTTTTAAAAAAAAATAAAAGTCAAGACTGTTATTATAAAAAAAGTTATTTATAGTTAGTAGTTATGACCAATCAAACATTTAGGGGTAGACCAGTGACAATATGTTGTACTTGTGGCGGAAAAAAATACGCATCGACCTGTAAATGTCACAAAATTAACCATAGACCGATAAAAAAAGGAGGAGATAAATGGATTTACCAAACAGAAGACCATGTGTCACGACTGACGTTGGAGAAGGACTAGCCGTTAGTGTATCATATCACCCAGAAACTAACGAGGCGGTTGAGGTATTTGTATCTAGTAGGGGTAAAAAGGCATCTGATGGGCCCATGACAGACGCGTTATATAACTTAGGTGTTCAGGTATCGAGTATCATACAAAATAAAGAACGAGTTACTTAGAAACTTGGTTGATTCGCTTCATATTAGCTTCAACGAACTCTTCAACTCTCTGCTGCTCTTCAGATTTATACTGTGAGTATATGTATCTGAGCTGGCCGCCTATTGTCCGGCCTTCTTTTTTAGCAGATTGCTTGATTTTTTCGTAGACATCTATCGGTACAAGAACACTTTTCCACTTGGTTGTATCCATAATTATCTCCTTTTGTAGGATATTATGCGATTTTATATGATATTTCAAGAAAAAGCTTGTATTTTAAGGATTTATTTTGTAAAATTCAAGTTGCCAAACGCATCATAGAGGCTCAGGTTTATTCCTGAGCCTTTTTTCTTTTACGGTAGGCGCCATATTCGGCGTCTACGCCGTTCGGACTGATAATTTCACTTCGTTTGTGTGAATTTAAGGCGTTTACATAGAAATTATAGTACGGAACTGGTACATGACGCTCGTAATCCTTCTCGTTTACGGCTATTGGACAGTCTTCAAATCGTTCTTCACTCATCAGCACCCCCAACGCGAGTTACTGGGGGTGCTTCTAAGGAGGAACTACTTTTAGTTTCGCCCCATGAAGGCCCCACTTCTATGTCCACCTTACTAGGGACACTTAATGGTACGGCACTTTCCATAATATTTGCAACCATTTTTATTTTTTCTTGGCTGTTTGATGAAAAAGCTACTTCATCATGTATCTGTATCAACGGAATAATGCCTTTTTCGTGTATGTTGACCATAGCTTGCTTAGTCATATCAGCCGCTGAGGCTTGTATCAGCCGGTTGAGCGCCTTGTATGTGTACGCTCGCTTCAGTTTCGTAGTCGGACCATACTCATTTACAGCTTCTTTGTACGGTAGCGCTTTGTTTAAAGCAAAACTATCAGGCTCCCATAGGTTAAATCTGCACTTTCTGCCCAAAATGGACCGTATTGACCCTGAACTTTCGCGTCCATTGAGCTTATTCATCACGCCATTCATCAAAAACTTAACAAATGGCACGCGCTCGTGGTACTGCTTGATAAGATCTTTGGCTTCATCGACGCCTATATCGAGTTGATCGGACAGTTTATTGACGCCCATACCGTAAATCAGGCCCAGATTGATAGTCTTGGCTTGCTTTCTTGGTATCTTTGCCATCTCTGCAACCATCGTATGGAAGTCCATATCGGGATTTGTAACGTAGCCTTGAACAAATTCGTTAACTGACTTGAGTTCATTGCCTAATGATCTGCCGTAAGCGTTAGCATAATGCACCAAGATCCGTGGTTCTTGTTGCGAGTAATCTAAACTACACCACTTTTCGCCTTCTTCAGGTAAAAATAAGGAACGAATCATCGGACCGAGCTGTGGATCACGGGCCGGTATCTGCTGTAAGTTAGGGTGGTTCATGCTGATTCGCCCTGATACCGTGCCACCATCGTCGGATCTAATCTGATTTATGTGCCCGTGTATGCGCCCTTGGGGCGTAGTGTATTTCATAATGGTGCTGATAAATGTCCCGTGAGTCTTGTTTAGTTCACGACAGCGCAAGATCAGTTTAGGTAGCTCGTGTGTGTGCTCGGATAGAAACGCTTTGGTAAAGCTCGGTGCGCCCTTGTCCGTCTTGGGATAGGGCAAGCTTACACTATCAAACGCTTTGGCAAGCGAAGCGGCGGCCCATATCTCGACGTTCTCGTTAGTCAGGTCCTTAATCTGCTTGTATACATTCTTTTCTTCTTTTAATAAGTAATCTCTGGTGCGCTCAACGCGGTCTGTATCTACACGAACACCGCGCCATGTCATATCAATCAGGACCGGCAAGACTTTCAGCTCCAGATCGACGACGGTTTGTATGTCTTCTTGTAGCATAAGCGACTTGAAACAGTTCCAGAGCTCCAATGTCAGCTCGGCGTCGGTCTCAGCATACGGACCTACATACATGGACGGTAGCTTCCAGAGCTCGCCTTTGGGATCTACGCCAAACTCGACTGCTGCTTCGGTCAATCCCTTCTCGGACTTGGTTTTATTAAGGTAGTCGTAGGCTAGAGCGTTTAGGCTGAAGCTGTATCGGTTCTCATCAAGTAGCGATGCTATGACCATAGTATCAATGATACGGCCATTGATTGTAAAACCCGTGCGCCGTAACCAACCGGCATCGTATTGTGCATTGTGCATGATCTTATCAGCTGGGCACTCACAGACTTTCTTCATCCAGTTGTTGACTATACGCTCATCAAGATTACCACCGCCCATATGCTTGATTGGTAGGTAGCCTTTCCAGTATTCGGTAGCCACAGCGTAGCCGACAATCTCGCCGTTGCCAGTGGGCCATCCGGGGCCGCTCTGTTTAATATCAGGGTCTCTGGTCTCGACGTCTATTGCTATTGTGTTGGCACCGGTTATGTCAGGTAGTTCGTGTGGTGGAATCCATTCTGACTTCGGTGTGAACATCGCCATCTGAAGTGTCATGTTGTACCTCTATAAGTTTGTTAAGGTACCACTGTGCTTTCTCTAAATCTTGGATACCGTTTTTGTGTCTATAACGCGCTAAGTATTTGAGTATATTACCTTCAAGATAATAATGAAAGCCCTCAGCTGTGATAGATTCGATCATGTCTATGGTTTCGACCGAGCTGTTTGTGTAATGCTCAGGATGGTTTACCATGTCTTTGTTTACTCTTTTCATGCTCTCTTCAAAAAAATGTAATTCTTCTTCTTGCTCATGCTTTTTCATCTCTTCTTCCTTTAGTTTCATCTTCATGTACTCTAGGTGTCTCACTATCTAACTCCGCTATTTTCTCTTTTAATTCATTTATAGTAGATCTAAAATATTTTGGTTTACCTATTTGTTTTAAATATCTTGCGTAACGAGCATCTAGCATCATGTAATGTAAAAGTTGCTTTCCTAACCGTTTTCTTTCTTTCATACTTCATAATCCAATAATAGTTCTTCGCCTTCAGCTATGGCTCGTTTCGTAATAATATTATATACAAGGTAGTCATCCCAGTCTTGTGTGCAATCTAAAACACAGTTTGGTTTTTCTGAATGGTTAATAAAACCACCAAGCGGTGTTCTGATATATGTAAGTATCATAGGCACTTTGATGTGCGTTGCCCCAAGGTCCGTGTTTTTCTTTATGTTTTGCGAAGCGAATATACCATGCCCATGCACTGGACTTTCTTTAATACACACTTCGTCAGGCAAAGGGTTGTAGTAAAATCTATTGTACTTTATTTTCAATTTTTAATCTTTCTTTTTGAAATTTTTCATTTCTACACTTG